ATAGAAGTTAATACTAAAGCTTCTCACAGAGAGTACGCGGATGTACTGAAATGGGAATCAGAAGGTAATATTATAAAACCTTATAATCCTAGTACTATAGAACTTGTTAATTCAAAACGTAAGGAAATAGCTATTAAGTTTAAAGAGGTTAATACTGAACCTGTAAATGCTTTAGGGGTTAATTGGAAAGGTGGTATAGACTCTTACATGAAACTGAACGCTGTGTTGGAACTAGCTAAACAAACTGATCTAAAAGGCGTACAGTTCTTTGATGTTCTAGATATGCCTCATATCCTTACTTTGAGAGATGCTACTAAAGTTGTAGTTGCTATAGGTAAGAAATATCAGCAAGATTTTCATAAACGTAATGAACTCTTTTATAAACTAAAACATATTGATAAAGAAGATATTAAAACGGTGAACTGGCATGGAAAATAATATAACTCCGGTCATCCAAGACGCATTAATTCGTTCAGCTCCTCCACTAACTGTGGTGGGGCTTAGCTTAGAAACTTGTTTATCTAATACTGTGTATGCTATAACAGCTGTCTATGTAATCTTACAGATAGTAGTTATTATACCAAAGGTACTTAATGTACTGAGGAAAGCTAATGGCAAAGGGAGCAGCTAACGAAGATAAACTTGCAGGGCTGCATAACGCCTTAGCTACTGTAATAGCTCAACAAGTGCAAGAGACTCAAGAGATATATGACGAAGATGGTAATCCCACAGGAAGATTCTTCTATCCTGCAACACCTGCTTTATTAACTGTAGCCGCTAGATTCTTGAAGGATAATGACATAACTTGTGAAGTAGAAGAGTCTATTGGCTTAAGTGAACTTCAGAAAGCCTTAGCCGAGAAGAAGAAACATTCTTCAAGTAAGATAAGAGACATAAGCTTTCTAACTGAGAAAGAAGCTAATGGCTAGAGAATCGAATGAACAAGCCTTAAAACGATGGGCAGACTTAGAAGCACTTCAAGAACACTACAAAGAATTCAGTGATTTCTTGCATGACGTTCAACTAGATGTATACGGTTGGGAGACTACAGAAGTCCAGTACGATATAGGTGAGTTCCTTCAATTCGGCGGCTCTAATATAATGATACAAGCACAGCGAGGACAAGCAAAGACTACAATTACTGCGGTCTTTGCTGTGTTTTGTATTATTCATAATCCAGCCTGTCGCGTACTTATTATCTCTGCTGGAGCTAAGAAAGCTAATGAGATAGCTAAAGGTATAATATTAATCCTTAATGCTATGGAGGAATTAACTTGCCTTAGACCTGATAGAAATGAAGGAGATCGTACAGCTTCTGATGCTTTCGATATACATTATACCTTACGTGGTTCTAGTATGAATCCAAGCATTGCTTGCTTAGGTATCACTAGTACTACGCAAGGGTACCGTGCTGATATACTTATTCCTGATGATGTTGAGTCAAGTAAGAATGCCTTAACGATGATACAGAGAGAGAATCTGTTACATCTAACTAAAGATTTTACTTCTCTATGTACTGATGGGCGTATTATTTATTTAGGAACACCTCAAAGTATTGACAGTATCTATAATACTTTACCTGGGCGAGGGTATACTGTACGAGTATGGCCTGGAAGATACCCAACTGTCAAAGAAGAGTTAGAATACGGTGATACGCTAGCTCCGTGGATTAAGGCTAAGATGGCTAAGAATCCATTACTACGCATCGGAGGGGGTATCCTCGGAGATAAAGGTTCTCCTATAGATACTAGAATTAATGAGGAAGTACTGCAAAAGAAAGAACTAGACCAAGGTCTAGCGTATTTCAAGCTTCAGCATATGCTTTGTACTAAGTTATCTGATGTAGAGAGATTTCCCATTAAGTTACGTAATGCTATTTTTATGCATTTGAACTCAGAAGAAGCTCCTGGTAAGATTACTTGGATGCCTAACAGTAGTTTACTCATTCCTAATTATCCTGGAAGTAACTTACAAGAAGAGTTTTATAGACCTTTTAGTGTCTCACAAGACTTATATAAGTACGGTACTAAGATTATGTATGTTGATCCAGCAGGTGGTGGACAGAATGGTGATGAAACTGTAGCAGCTGTTATAGTGTTCTTGCATGGATGCATTTTTATCTTAGATGTGGTAGGACTGCCTGGAGGATTAAGAGATGATGTATTCAGCAGTTTATCAGCCTTAGCTTGGGAATACAAAGTATCTCTTATTCAAGTAGAGAAGAACTTTGGTTTCGGTGCCTTAGCTACTACCTGGAGGCCTGTCTTAGCTGAGTATTATAAGATTGCAAGCTGTGGCACTATCTTACAAGGGCCTCAGATTGAAGATGTGTGGGAGTCTGGTCAGAAAGAATTAAGGATATGCGATGTATTAGAGCCTGTACTAGCTAGACACCATCTTATTATCAATGAGAAGTTAATACAACAAGATGTAGAATCAGTACAGAAGTATCCTATAGAGCGTAGAAGTACTTACATGCTGTTTCATCAGCTATCTAGGATGACAAGAGATAAACATAGTTTATTGCATGATGATAGAGCTGACGCTGTAGCTGGAGGTGTACGATTCTTTGTAGAAAGATTAGCAGTAGATGCTGATAAAGAAGTAACTCGTAAGAGAGCAGAAGAAATGTTAAAATTCCGAGCTGATCCATTCGGTCGAGGGATTAAACAATATCAACCTATTAATGCATTTAATAAATTTAAGAGGAACTACTAATGGAAATTACTGAAAGAAAACTACCAGCTGATCCTGATGGTTATTTTGATAGAGGATTTAAACGAGAACTAGCAAGACAGATTCAACTATGCAGCGGTAATACTGATAGATCAGATAAACTAATTATTCTCTTAGCTGCTGCTGATACACTTGTTGATTCACTTGTAGCTGAGGAAGCCTAATGATTATAGATGAAATACATTTCCCTACAGACGTTAATAATTCTTTAGGTTATTTACGTAAAGGTTTAGTAAAAGGTTTACAGTATGTTTCTGCACATGAGAATAGCTTGGAGTTATTTGAAGCTAATCTAGATCACGCTAAGAAGATGCTGGAAGCTATAAAGAAAGATTGGAAAGATACAGCAAGAATTATTAAACTTAATAAGAAGCAGAAAGAAGCTAAGTTACTCAAGGAAGCAGAGGCTAAAAAGCTTGAAGAAGCTAAAGTTTATGCTAATTCTAAAATACTCCCTAGAGATAGATGAGATATAAAGACCTAACAGAAGCTCAGAGGCTAGAGGTATGTAATGGTTGTGGTGGCAAAGGTGGATTAGTAAAGCCACCTCACCACCATTTCTTTAAGGAAGAATGCAACCATCATGACTTTAACTACTTCTTGGGATTTCTAGAAGAGCATAGAAAGAAAGCTGATAAACAATTACTAGAGGCTATGTATAAGAAAGTACAGACTTTATCATGGTATAATAGATTAAGGTATTATCCATGGTGTAAGCTTTATTACATAGGAGTTAGAACTTCTGGTGCTAAATATTTTTACTATAGCGATAAGGAGCAAAGTATATAATGTATCCATCAGTACTTGGAAGGAGTGTAATACCGGCAGTAGATTTACTTGATCCTACAAGTGCTGCTAATGTAGATTCTGAAGCCGGAGGTATAGGAAAACGTAAAGGTACTATGGTTTATAGAGAAACCTTTACAGACCTTGAGCTATACGTATCACGAGGTAATAACCCTGATGATGTTTGGGAACCTGCTGTGCATAGCGCAGCTGTTCAGACAGAAACCGATCCAGTCTTTGCAGCTTCAGAAGCGGCAAGTTTTATAACGGGAGATAAAACTAAGTTAGACGGTATTGAAGCAGGGGCAGAAGTCAATAATATCTCGGATGTAAATGCTACAGATTTAACTGATGCAGGAGCAACAACACTTCATAAGCATGATCACGGCAACATGGACGGGCTTACAGACGATGATCATACTCAATATGCGCGGCTTGGTGGGCGTAGTGCAGCCCAAGAAATACGTGGACAGAATGTTGAATTAACTTCTTCCGCACCAGGGTTAAAGTTACGCGCTACCGGTAACGCTTCA